GAGAGGATCGGCGTCCCGCATTCCTCCAGGCGCTCGGCCAGAGAGAGAGAGAGGAGCGTGATCCGCTCGACCGACTTAAATATTTCATCATCCATGCGCGTATCCACTTAGCCCACCTTTAACTTTTCAAGAGTCTACACGTTCCAGAAATAAATAAGGTGCCATATTTATTGTGATAGCAAGATCGCCGACGGAATGAGATTCATTATGAATGCCTATTCGCCGACACCCAGGACGCCCCCGCAGAGACGAGCCGCCGGCCCCCTCCCGAAGGAGGGTTATTCGGATCCCGGTCGACCTAGACGAAGAACTGGCCCAGGAAGCCGAGGCCCGGGGATACAGTTATCAAGCTGCGATCAGGACGGCAATCGTGATTCTACTTGAGTCATGGCGAAAAGAAAGCGAATCTTAATTCAGGGCCGGGGCATGTTGATTTGCTCCCGTGGGTCGCGGGTGGCAAAATACGCTGCATAGGCCCGGTCGGACTCGCGCAGGACGACAGAGAGCCGGGCCCGTTTCCGCTCGTCGCTGGTGGGCTCGATCACCTGTCCTTGCGGCTCTTTCCGGGGTTCCCGGCGGGGCTTGTCCTTGGACTTCATAGAGCTATGCCCCAATGTAGGCGGCAAAGTTGATCTGACTGGTGGCGCCCAGGGCGTTGGTGGCGTCGTTGTTTTGGAACTTGACGGTCACGAACCGGCCATTGGGGCGCACGAAGAAGCTCTGGGCCCCGGTCGCCGGGGCAATGTTGGTGAAGACGGCCTGGCTCAACCCGGAGGCGCCGGCCTGGCCGAGGACCCGGGCCGGCATGGTGATGTCGTTGGCGATGTCGGTGCCGTAGGCCGTGACGGTGTTCAGGGCGGTTTCAGGGGCGGCGGGGTCCACCGTGACCTGGACCAGGGTGTAGGCGTCCCAGGTCTCGCCCAGATCGAAGGAGACGGAAGTGGTGGCGCTGGCAGCGAGGCTGGCGATGGATCCACTCACGCGGCCGTCCTGCCCTCCCTGAAGTCCTCTGCGGCAATTTACGGGCATGGTCAACTCGCTTTCTTGACTTTGTCGGCATAGGCCGAGAGGTGCTTGGCAAACTGGGCGGGGCGGAGAGAGAGGTGGCAGGCACAGTTGGGATGCGCCGGACAGCATGGCCAATACATCTCGGCCTTGTCCCGCTTGTGCCCGGCCCTCTTGTCCCAGGGATGGGCAGACCTCCCGATGTTGTTCTTGCCCACCCAGACATCGGTGTCGCCATTGCGCTTGGGATCATCGGCGGCCACGACCTTGAGCTGTTTCTTGGCCTGGGCGAGGCAGTAGGGGCAAGCATTGGGGGCGGCGATCCAGGTTGCAATCCAGCCGTCGTCGGGGTTCACGCTCGCCAGGGCGCCATTCTGGACGGCCATGGCGGATTCGGTCAGGGCGATCCGGCGCCAGTCCCGGTTGAGCTGGCCGAAGCGTTCCAGGAGCCGACGCTCCAGCTTCCCCGGGCCCTCCTCGGCCTGTTTGGACGTGACCAGCTCGGTCACCAAGGCATGGCGGGTCGAGGACTGGAGATGGGTGGCGTATTCCATGCCCCGGGCCTTGGTCCACTCCATGGAAGCGACCTGGGAAGGCTCCACGATGTCCATGGCCTTCATCCAGTCGGGCAGCACTGGAGGCGCCTTGATGGCTTGGCCGACCTTGAACATCAGGTGCGACCGCATGGCGAGGCCCTGGGCGGCAGCCTCGGCGGATCCGGCGGGGGTCAGGGCGTCAGTGAGCTTGGTGATGACCTTGGTCCAGCCGTCCATCAGGTGGACCGGATCCTGGCCCGTCTTGAATAGGTCCATCACGCGGCCCCAGCCGGAGACGTTGGCGTTGAGCGGCATGAACCCGGCCTTGACCAGGAGGCGGGGCTGGACGTTCCGGCCCAGGACACCAGAAAGCATTCCCACCAGGAACTTCTGGCCCCAGCCATAGAAGGCCATTTCGATGGCGTTGATGGCCGGGTCGGGGTGCGGGCCCCAGAACGGACGCTCGGCTTCGGTCTGCTTTCCGGTGGGCGGGCCTGGCTCCCGGCGGCGGGTGATCGCCTTCAGGATGGGGCGGCCGATGCGCGGGTCCGGGCTATGGCCGAAACGGGGGTCCAGATCGGGGGCGGGGATCATTCATCCTCCGATGTCCCGCTCAAGGCGTGAAGCCGATCCGAAACCTCTCCGCCGAAGCCTCCAGGAGGGCCCGCAGGAGCGTCCGGGTCGCCTTCGCCGCCATTCTCTCCACCATCGCCGCCGTCTTCACCTTCGGGGCCACCTTCGGGCTGCTGGGCGGCCTGGGGGTTGAGTGCATTCTGGACGGCCGCCTGCATGGACGGATTGAGCGGGGTGATGCCCACCTGGGGGTTCGGGAATTCGGGCAGCCCACCCCAGCACTTCCGGGCCTCGTCATAGGTCAGGATGGCCTGATACCGAGAGAATTCGGCAGCGAGGACGCCAGGGTCGGCCGGCAGGGCGCCGATGGACGGAACCGGATGAGGACTCATGCCCAGGGATGCCCGATGCTCGTCAATCGTGGACATCCGGGCCCGCTCCGCCGCCTTCCACTTCTCATCCTCGGCCACCAGGCCGGTGAAGTTGAAGCGGACCCACGGCGCGAACCGGGACACGATGTCGGTGCCCACATACCCAGCAATGTCACCCAGGAAGGGACGGAGGCCCTTGTCTTTGGCGGCGGCCAGGCGCTCGGAGGTGTCGTCCCCGGACATGCTGGACTTCTCGTCGGAGTAGCCCGACAGGCCAATTTCCACGGGGTCGATGCCGTAGATGGCACAGGCGATGGCCGTCTGGAGGGAGATCCATTTGGCGAAGGCCATTTCGGAGAACGGGGTTCCGGTCTGGACGAAGTTGGCGGCCCCTTGCTGGCCCCGGCTCATCATGACCGGCATCCCGAAGTTGTTCCCAGCGCCCCGGATCTTGGCTTGCCACATGGCGTTGAAGGCTTGCATCTGGGTCTGGTCGTAGTTCCCGCTCATCACCAGGATGCCTCTAGGGATGGCGTTGTTGTCGATGCCTTCGCGGGTGTAGGCCACGGCCTGAAGGAAGTTGGAAATGGTCTCGATGCAGCTCTCCATTTCAGAGAGCCCGTAGCCGCACCACTCCAGGTCCGTCTGGGGGTTGCGCTGGAAGATGCTGGCCTGTTCCGGGGTGAATTCGATGATCTGACCCGGCTGGGTTTCCTGGATCAGGAAGGAATCGGGGATGTTGCCGGCCGAGTCCGCGTCCTGGTTGCGAAAGTAGAAGGTCGAGCTGTCCCGCATGAAGAACGAGTCCAGCCCCCGCGACCCGCGAAGGGGGACCAGCTCGGTCGCGCAATGATCGAAGGTCAGGCCGTCGTTGGTCAGCTTGCGGAGGTAGATCGGGAGGCCCTCCCGCTTGAGCTTCCGGCGTTCCAGGGCGTCGAATTCGCGGCCACCGCAGACCAGGAACTGGGTCAACCAGCTCATGTAGGCCCGGTGATCATCGCCCAGCTCGGCGTTGGGATCGGCGGCCGATAGGCGCCAGCCCACCGCGTCGTCCTTCATGCTTGGGTTGGAGAAGGCCATCACCTGGCGGGTTCGGGTCCGATGGATGGCCTGGATGACCTCGATCCGCTTGGCAAGCTGTTTGAGGGCGACGAAGGGGAGGCCCGGCTTGGGGATGTAGACGCCACCGGAGCCGCCGCCGTAGGAATTCAGGAACGGGGTGACCCGGGCCTTGGGGTCATCGCTGCCCGGGGTCGTGGTCTGGAGAGCCTTGGCCACCATGCGGCTGGCCACCTTCTCGGCTTGCTGGAGCTGGACCCACTGGGAAACCATCCCGATCAAGTCGGGGTGCGGGTTCTCGTTTCCATATGCTTTCTGGACCTCGCGGCCGGCGTCCTGTTGTTCGTCCAGGGGAGCCATGGGGTCATTCGCCACGGATGCGGCTTGGCCCAGGTGCGAGAAGGCGCCACCGTTGATTGCTGAGAAGGAGAATCCAGAGGTGTCGCTCACCAGACAACCTCACCAGAGATGGGCGGAATCTCGGTGACGCCCTCGGCTATTTCGCGGGGGTAATACATGGCGCAAGCTGGGTCGGCGCCCCGACAGGTGAAGTTGTTGGAGGCGCATTTACCTTCCGCAGGGCTGGCTAGCGGGTAGGAGGTGCAGGACTCGCAACGGTTGGCGCGGAGGGCGGCCCGCTGGGAGGTGATTTCATCCCAGATACCGGAGGGTTGGATTGGAGTGGTCGGGTCCACGGCCGACGGCGGCGTGACAGCGGCGGGGGCAGCCCCGACGGGCCCGACCGGGAACCCAGCAGCATCGGCGCCAGCCATGGGCGGACAGCCCCAGGCGTTGCGTCCCATGGTGCAGAGGTAGGCGCCGATGGCCATGCTGATCACCCGGTCGTCGTGGCAGTTCGGCAGGGCTTCCGGCTTGCCCGTGGGCCCGCGCTGGAAGGTGCTGCACTCCCGCCAGAAGTTGGGATCCAGGCAGATGAGAGCCTTGGAGCGAATGGCCGTGTCCAGGGCGTCCACGATCATGGGGCGCGTCTTGGCGTCGGTCGGGAAGCCAGCCCGAAGGAACGAGATGGTGCCCCCCTGGTCATATTCCAGGTGCCGGTAGACCTGGGGATACTGGCTGGTCTCCAGGGTGTTGATGGTGGAGTGGCCGTGGTTGTTGCGTTCCACCGCGATGCAGGCCCAGTTGAAAAGGCGCCCAGCACCCATGAGAAGGCGCCCGAATTCGATGGGGGTGATGCGGCCGTGGATCACACCTACGGCCCGGAGGTCCCGGACCCGGATGATCCAGCCGCAACAGAAGTCGGCCCCGCCCCGCTCGGGATCAGTGACATCGGTCACTCCGGCGTCCTTGCCTTCGGCGACATCGCAGGAGATCAGGTACTGCTCCCCGGGAATCGGGTTCTCCCAAAGGAACACATGGGCCCGGGGCGACTGGGGCGCCGGCAGCTTGCGGGCGGACTCCATCATGGCGTTGACGATCTTGGCGTCGAACATCGGGCGGCCGGTGGACAGGAAGGCGCCCAGGAGGGATTCCGGGTATTCCTGGGCGAACAGGTCGCCCAGATCCTGGCGTTTCTTGCGCCTCCATGCGATTTGTTCCAGGGTCAGACGCTCACGGACCATCAGCTCCACTTCCTCGGCGTCTGGGGTCTCCCCGACGGGCCAGGGGGCCTTGTATTCGGGGTGGCGGAACCAGGGGTAGTAGACGACGTCGAAGGGAGAATTCCCGGCCAGGGCCTTCATGACGAGGTGGTAGTAGTCATTCTGGCCGTTGGCCGTGGTCTCCAGCAGGATGTTCCCATCGGCGCCGACGCCCTGGACGTAGCTGGCCATGAAGCTGGGGAAGTTGCGGTAGAAGGCCGCTTCCGACGCATGTAGGTTGTGGATCACGCCGCCGCGCCAGGGGTGCCCGGCCTCGGTGTCGATGATGAATTTGCTGGGCGGGAAGACGGCCTGGTCCCCGGGGAAGACAATTTCAAACTCGTATTTCGTGTCGGACTTGAGCTTGAGGGCAGCCTTCAGGGTGGGCGGCAGATGCTCAAAGAATAGGCGATAGGTCTCCAGTAGGATTTCGGAGATGCCCTTGTCGTGGGACAGGACGACCGTCACGCGGCCCGGGTTCTTGATCCCGTCCATGAAGTAGAGGGCCGCGATGAACGTCGAAAAGCCGAGCTGCCGGGGTTTGACGATGGCGTCCCGGATGCCCCGGAACCGGTCTAGGCCCTTCACGGGGGCATGGCGGCGGCGGAGCGTCCGAAGGTAGTCATGCTGGATCGGGTTGACCGCGAAGGGGAGCAGGGGGCCACCTTCCTTGGTCCTGATCTTGAGGGCAGCCGCCGAGAACAGGTCCAGCCGCCCGCCCAGATGGTTCAGCTTGGCCTCCCGTGGCATGTCGGCGATGGGCGCCAGGATGGCGCGGGCGCGGGCTTCCTGTTCTTCGAGTAGGCTCATTAGGCTTCCTTGGTCCAGAATTCGATGGACCCGTCGGCGCTCGGGATCCCGTATTGAGTGCGGCCCTGGTTATCGAGCCGTTCATAGACCACCAGGGGCTCGGCCTCGATCTTGTCCCTGAACAGGTGGATGTTGGAGCGGAGGGCCTTGAACCAACTATCGAAGTTGGCGAGTGTCTCCCGCATGGCGACCTTTCGATGGGCTTTGGCGCGGGCCAGCCGCTGGACCTGAGCTTTCGGGAGGTGGTTCATGACTTCACTTCTCTTTTCTCGTTGAATTTTTCAAGGAGGGATTGCTGGAGAGTGTGAAGGCGCTCCAGGTGGCAATACCTCAAGTCCCTGGGCTGGACGGCGCCCACGATGGTCTCCAGAGCCGTCATGGCGAGGTTCCAGTCCAGGGTGACCTCGGCCTGGATGGGCAGGATGGCGCGGTGTTCGGACATCATTCCGATGCCCTCCGAAGCTCCAGCTCCAGGCTGGCCAGGAGGTTCCAGGTCGCTTGGGCCAGGTGGAGACAGCCCGTGTCCTTGTCCCGGGTCTCCCCGCTCCCCAGGGCCAGGAGGTGACGCATTGCGGCATTCATATATCGGGTCTCTCCGTCGGCGACCGCCTTCCATCCGTTGGGGGAATATTTCCGGGCCCCGATAGTGGAGACGTTGGCGACCTCGGCCAGGGCCATGGCGAAGCCGGAGACACAGAGCCAGGGCAGCGGTTTCCCGGCGTCCAACTTGGCGCCCGGCTCGTGCTGGCCGATGCCGTTGGGGTCCACGTCCAGGAGGCCGGTGAAGCACGGGGCTGGGTCCGTCTTGCCACCGATGTCGGCGGGGGCATCGGTGAAGCCGTCCAGGAAGGCCCTCATCTCAACGGGAGGAACCCCAACGAGCAGGGACTTCCATGAACCGGGCAGAGTGGGCGGAAGAATGGTCATGGCTTGGGCTCCTGGAATACCAGACGGCGCATGTCGTTGAGGTGGGCCTGGACGGCAGTCATCTGGCCGGCGCTACCGGAGCCCTCGGAGGGGCGGAGGCCGCACTCCCAGAGCTGGTCCATGAGTTGCTGGCCTATGTCGGAGCCCATGGTCATCAGGGGCGGAAAATCGGCGCCTTCGTCCTGAGTGGTCAGAATGAGGTTGGTGGCCACCGTGACCTTGGCCCCATCCACCACGGCCAGCCGGAGGTCGATGTCGTTATGGAATCGCCATGGGGTTCGGGTGGCTCGGACCAAAAGCTTACCCGGGATCATCTGGTCCCCGATGCGGGCGAAGTTGAATGTGGGCTCACTCATCGGTGGGCCTCCAGGATGGCGTCCGCCGCGAGGACGGCCCGCATCATGCGGCCGAAGGTGATGCTTTCCGCGTCCTTCCACTTGCTCAGGTCCAGGGCCAGGGCCCGAACCTCGCCCAGAAGCTTTGGACGGGCGAGCTCGGGGGCGCCGGGTTCATCCTTTAGGGCGATCCGGTAGAGAGTCTGGAGGACATGGGCCGGGGATGTGCTGGTGGGCTCCCCGATGCAATCCATGAGGGGGATGGTGAACAGAACCCGAACGTCATTATTTGACTGTTGGGGGAGGAATTCGACGCGTATCTTACACCCCCTTCCAGGTGGGATCAGGGACCTCCTCGTCCTTCCCCCAGGATGTCCGGTCGAAAGTCACCCTCCAGGTCCCGGCCCTTGCTCCCCAATCCAGAGAGAATATGGAGCGGTCACAGGCAGGGTTCATGCCCTTGATAAACGAACCCATGAGGTGAAGGTGGGACTGGGATTGCTGGTCCCGTTCGTCATCGAGCATCTTTTGGCCAATGGCGAGGGTATAGCCGCCCTCGAAAGCCTCGGCCGGGCTCCAGCTCTGGTAGCCGTCCTCGTAGATCACATAGTAGCCACCGGGTTGCGGATCGTGCTTCAGGACGTAGCCGGCGGGGACGGGGACGGAATAACCATCTTCCCCGACCAACCTGGTTTCGCTGGGGGTGGCTTTGTCGAAGACGACACTATGGATTTTGAAGGCGTGGACCTTCTTGTGGCAGACATAGAGGGGAATCAGGAGGGGATCGGTGGTCATGGCATTCCTTTGAGCGAGAGAGGGATGGATCCGGGTTATCCGATGTAGCCCATGACGCAGCCCAGGGGCACGATGAAGATGCCGGCGATGCGGACGATCACGACGGGGTGGAACGGGGCAGCGGAGTGGCAGAGCTTGACGATGTTGGCGATCCAGCCACCAACGGATGCGATCCCGACGGTGGCGATGAGCAGGGCGAGAACGGCCCCGGTGGCGGTGGATCCTGCTTGCTTGATGCGGTTCATAGGGGCTCCTTGTGGCGGTTGGGTTGGGGCAGTTCAGAGAAGGGGGGATAGGCCCCCCTTCATTCAAATGCCAGGGGTCCGGGCTAGGCCGGGGCGGAGGTCAGGACGCAGCCCTCTCGCTCCAATCGACCTTGAAGCGGGGGTCACGGAACGGCCTACCGTCCCGACGGCCAAGAGGACAGACCACCATCCGGCGGTAGGCTGGGATGATGGGCGCCAAACACCAGCGCAGAGGCAGGGCGGGCATGGCGCAGAAGGGGAAGGCGAAGCTGATCATAGGCCCAGGATCTCCAGGCATTTTTCGGCGATCTCGCGGGGGTTTTCCTCCCCGATATGGTCCGGGTGGTCAATGTAATCGCCCGGCCAGCTTGCGATCCGTTGAAGAATGGACGCCAGGAGGTCTTCCGCGCTGACTTCCTCCTCATCGTCCTCGTCGGGCTCAACCCGATGGACCGTTGGGCGGCCGGGATCCCGCCGGTCGAAGGCGACAAGATTTGTCGTTTCGTTCATGCCATACACCCCGCAAAGGCGAACTCAGCCAAGTTTCCAACCCGAGCATCGGCGCCCAGGGAGGTCAACCTGACAAGATGGGATCCATCCTCCAGGACAGCAGCGCAGTCTCGGCCGTCGGCAGAGATGATCACCTGGACAATGTGGTGCTGGACGGGCGCCTTGGCCGGGCGGGGCTTGTGGTCCTTGTGCCGGATGAATGGCGGGAAGGGAGGAATGGGTGGGAGGTCGGGCATGGCCAGGCCGCCCTCCCGGGCAATGACCTTGATCTGGCCGAGGGTGGACCTAGCCTGGCTCCGGTACCGTTTGCTGGCCGGGTCAGTCTTCAGGCGCTCGATGACCACCAGATAGGCGGCGGAGCGGGTGGCAATCTTGTCGGCGCTGGTTTTGGACCGGAAGGGGGCCGTTGGACTCAATGGCTTGGCTTTGGCCTTGGGTGCCAGGAGGGCCACGACGGGACAAACCGCAGGGACAGGGGCGGGCTCAGGGGTCGCGTCAGCCGTGATGAATGCCTCCAGGCGGGCAACCTGGGCCCCGTTGTCCATCTTCCATCGATGCATGGCCGGGAGGTCGTCATCCCAGGGCTTGGTGTCCAGGATCATTTCGAGCTGATGGACGGCTTCGGCGGTGGTGAGGTGGTCGGTCATGGGGTTACCTCAATCTCAGAAAGGTCCATTTCAGTTCGCTTGGTCCCACGGGCGTAGATGGTGACAAAGGGGCCCGCCTTGGCCGCACCATCCGGCATTCGGGTGACCCATTCCGCCCCATACCATCCGCCACGGTTATTGCCTGGGAAAGCAGGCCCAGCCTGCATGGATACCTGATCCTCGGGTTGGCACTTGGCGAGGATGGCCTGGAGGTCCGCGACGGTCATGGCTTCACTTCCAGGGCAACATGGACTTGGGCGACGAGTTTCAGGAGGTCCCCGGCGCCGTCCCCGGTGGCTTGGTCCAGGAGGCGCCCGGCCGCCCCGTCACCAAACATGCAGATCAGGCCGGCGCGGATCGAGCGGTGCAGCTTGGCAGCGGCGGCAGCGTCCTCGTCGGACCCAGCTAGGAGGCCATACCAGGCCGACAGGGCGAAGGATGCCTGGGCAGCCACGGCCCACCAGCCAGCCTCAGCCATGGCGATCATGGGCCCGCGTTCCTCGAAGGCGGCGGTTGCGGCAGCGGTTGCCCGGGACAGGAAGGCGGGGGCAGTGTAGCTCCCTCTCGACCCCAGGACGGAGGCCATCTCCCGGGCCATCTCCAGCAGCCGCTCGGTCACCCGGGAGTGCCCGGCGTTTAGGTAGAGGGTATGCAGAGCCCAGACGTGGGCCATACAGGTGCCCCAGCAGACCGTCACGGCGTCCAGGTCGGCGTCGATAGGGGAGAGGTCAATCGGGAGCAGGTAGGGGGCACCAGGGAGGCCCTTGATGGGTTCCGGGGAGATTCCCCAGGGGATGCGGGGCACGATGATTCCACGGAGCATTCAGCTACCTCTCTGGGGGGTGACGACCCCGCCGATTTCGGGCCCTTCCAGGTCATCCTGGGCGAGGATGATCCGGGCCGGCGCGGGGGCGAGGGTGATGAACTGGGTCCAGTCGACGGTGACGCCAGAGCCTTCCCCGTCCGCCGGCTTGCCCATGGCGACCTCAACGACTTGCTGGGCACCCCGGAGGGAACCGGCCAGCCGCTGGAGACCCTTCTCGTCCAGGTCTCCCTGGCGGAGTTTGCGGGCGACCTGGGCCTGGATCTGTTGTCCCGTGGCAGCGAAGGCCACCTGGGAGCGGACGCGACGGTCGGCCAGCTCCTGGATGAGGCGGGCATCTTCCTGGGTCCTCAGTTCACGCTGGAACGCATCCCGCTTCTCGCTCCATTCGCCTTCACGCGCCCTCATGTAAATCATGGTTTCGCTGATGTTGAACGCTCTCGCAACCTCGGCAAGGGTCGGCCAACGGCGCACATCGTCCACATTTGGGTTTTCGGGCAGAATCCCGTTGATGAACTGTCTCGCAACCTCCATCCATGCAATCTTTCGGGTGCGGGTGCGACGTTCCTTTTTGACGACAGGGGCAGGGGCTGGAGCTGGCTTCACCTTGGCTATTTGTTTGATTTTCTTCGGCTTAACAACTTCGGCCTTTTGCCCCTTCGGGACGAGCCGCTTGACAGCCTTCTTCCTCGGCTTGGTCCCGGTCATTTCGCCCGCCTTTGGGGTGATTTCGTGAGGTGCCAGAGGCGGCAATGGGGGCACCGGTAGGCATAGAGCAGGATCCCGTCAGCCTTGAACGCCTTGGCCGCGTTGCACTTGGCGATCCGCTCCGTCTTACGGGCGATCTTCGCCTGGGGGCACGACCTCATAATCAAGGGGTCGGTCACCTTGTCGGTGTATTTCTTCCGGCGGTTGAAATGGGCCTTGAGCGGGATCATGCGGATGCCTCAGTTGGTCTTCGCCCGACGCATGGAGAGGGGAGTCGACTCCTTGACCCACCACCTGGTGCCACCCTGGATGGGGGAGGCATGGAGGGCGCAGATGGACATAGCCAGCTCCATGTCGGCCTGGCTCACGTCGACGGCGCCGCCGGCCTTCCAGACGAGGGTGGAGACCAGGATGCGGAGGGCCAGTAGCTCGGCCTTGAGGGCTTCCTTGGTTTCCGGGACCATCAGGGGAATGTCGGGGGTGGGGGGCAGGTTCTTCAGGTTCTGGCTCATGCGGACTCCGGGAATTCGACAATCAGAAACAGGGCATCGGGGAAGGGGCTCGGAGTCACGGGAAGGTCGAGGAGCTTCACGAAACGGGTATCAGGCACCTTGTCATCGAGTCCCATTTCATAGACCAGGGCCTTGGCCGCGTTCTCCCCGACAGCCAGCCCGACGACCATCAGCCCCCGGCCCCGGGCGTTGGCCACGTTGAGCTTGATGGAGTAGAGGCTATGCCTCATGGCCATCCTCGGTGTGGCAATGGAGGGTGGCGGGCTGGATCACTTCGGCGTCCATCACGTCTGCCTCCATGTCGTCGGCGCTGGGTCGGGCATTGGGCCCGCGAAGGCGGAGCACCCAGCCGTGGCCGATGGGGTCCTGGTCGATGGTGATGCCGCTCCCGTCCCATTGGGCCCGCACGGCGGCGGCATAGGAGACCCGGAGGGATCCGCCCAGGGCAGCGATGGCGAGTACCAGGAGGGTGGGGATGGCGGGCTCGTCAAGGGGCGCCATGTGCCCGGGGAATTCTTTCTCGAAGGTCACGGCTTCACCTCCCTGGATGGAGCGAAGCACTTCAGACGCCCAACCTCACGGCCATCGCTGGTAATGATGGCTCCGACAAGGGGAACGACGCCCAGTTCGGCATTGATCGCGTCGACCAGCACGGCAGCCAGGGACTTGACCTGTTCCGACCGGACCCCAAGCACTCGCCCCGGGCGGGCCTCGCGGTAACGGGCCTCCACTTTGGCCATGATGTCTTCCAGGATCAGCATGTGACCTCCTTGCCGCCGCGCATGACCCGGGCGGTTCGGCCGGTGGCGTCCTGCCAGCGTTCCAAGATGCACTGGGCGAATTTGGGATCGAGTTCCAGGGAATTGCAGCGCCGGCCCATGGATTCACAGGTGATCAGGGTTGAGCCGGAGCCGCCGAAGGGATCCAGCACCAGCATCCCGGAGCGGCTGGAGTTCGTGATGGGCTTGCGGAGCAGCTCGACCGGCTTCTGGGTCGGGTGGCAGCGGTTCGCCAGTTCCCGGCCGCAGTTCCAGACCGTGGTCTGGGCTTTGTCGCCGCGCCAGAATTCCTTCTCTCCATTCCGGGCGGCGTAGATGACGGTCTCGTGGGCCGGGACATAGATCAGCGGCACCGCGCCATCCTTGGCGGCCAGGGCGACGGGCTCGTGCATCCAGCGATAGTGCTGGAAGCCATACCCGGCCTGATTCTTGGTCCAGATGATTTGGGTTTTGATGGTCAGGCCAGCGGAGGCCAGGCAGGACTCGAAGGTCGCATGGAGGCGGATGGGATAGAACACATAGAAGGCCGCGTCCTTCTTGGTTGCGGCCGACATCCCCAGGAACGCCTTGACCAGGAACTGCCCGAATTCCTCGGGGGTCTGGTTGTCGTTCTTGATTTTCTTGGGGTTCTTGCCGGCCTTCCCTTGGGACTTGGCGACCCATTGGGGGGCCTCGTAATCGACGTTGTAGGGCGGGTCCGTCAGCACCATGTCGGCTTCCTCGCCATCCATGAGGAGAGCCAGGTTCGCCGGGTCGGTGCAGTCCGCCACCAGGAGGCGATGCTGACCTAGCAGCACCAGGTCTCCGAGCTGGATCCAGGGTTGCGCCGGGGGATCGGGAACAGCGTCGGGGTCGGCGCCATCTTTCAGGCCGGAGGCGTCCTGAGGGAACAGTTCCGCCAGGGCATCCGCATCAAATCCGGTCAGGTCCATATCGAAGGCGCCGGTATCCAGCTCCGCCAGGATCGACTTCAGCTCCGGCAGCTTCCAGGTGGAAAGGTCGGTCAGGCGATTGTCCACCAGGGAGTAGGCGGCAGCTTCCTCGTCGGTCATCCGGGCCCAGATCGCGGGCACTTCCGGGTCATCCTTTCCGGCGATGATCTTCAGGGCGGCCAGCCGACCGTGGCCGGCAACGCACATGTTGGTTCCCTCCTGGAGCAGGAAGGGGGCAATGAACCCGTGGCCCTTGATGCTTTTAACCAGGAGGGCGATCTGTTCGGCGTCGTGGGCCCGAGCGTTCATGTGGAACGGCACGATCTTGGACAGCTTGATCCGCCCCGCCCGGCCCCGGGAAAGGATGTCCTGGAGGTCCACGGAGGATTCCGATTCAGGCTCGGGCGAGGTTTTCTTGGGCATTAGGCAACCTCATGAACGGTGTATTGGGTTTCGAGTCTCAGGGCCGGGATCGGCGCCACCAAGGGCGGCGGCATGATGAATCCACGGGTGACACAGGTGTTCGCCCAGGCCACGGCATCCAGTTCGGAGCCGTAAATCTTGATCCAGGTCGTGCGGCCGGCGTGAAGGGCGACCCCGAGTTTCCCGTAATTGGCATGATGCCGCTCGCAGAGCCCGAAGGTCTCGAAGTGGCTGGCCCGCACGGTTCCGTATCCGGTCCCATCGGGGCGGGTCTTGGAGTGGTGGACCTGGCAGTCCACCCGCTGGCCCAGTTCGCGCCAGCATCCGTAGCATCCCAGCGCATGGACGGCATCCAGGTGGGCTTGTTCGGCAACATTGTGTGACTTCCTCCGGGTCCGCTTGGCCAGGCCCTTGGACTTCATGGGTTTGGAACGAAGGAAAGGCTTCTTGCGCCGGAGGGGACTGGTTTTCATTTGGCCCCCCGTTTATTTAGGCGATGAATGACGTAGAAGGCCAATGGCCACCACAAAACGCTGAAAATGACGACGAATTCTAGTCGGTTGTTCATGAGGTCGCCTTGAGGACCTGGGTCGTCTTCAGCGTCTTGACCGATCCGCCATAGGCATGGGTCTGATACCAGACGAATCCCCATGGTTCGACGGCTCGGGCCTCAGCGAGGCGGACGTAGAGGGGATACGACTCCCGCAGGGGTGCGTCGGGGCCCAAGGCATGAAGGGCCCAGCGGGAAACACCCTGGGCAATGGCCACGTTCATGGCTCTGGCGTAGCTCTTTTTCAGGCGCCGATAACCAACAGCGATGGCAAGGTGTTCATTTTCGACACCGGCCGCCTCACAGCGATGGATCAAGGCTCCAAGGAATTTTGCCGCATCAGGCCGGACACCGCTTGCATCTTCACAGGCCCCAAGGAGCAACTCGATGCTTCGATTGATCGGTTGACCCATTGCGACACCCCGGCGATACCAAAGAGTGCTCTCGGTTAAGATCGTTGTCCAGTATGAGTTTTCGCCGTTTTGTGTTGTGTTTTGTAGTGCCGAAACGGGGGATTCTTGATTGTTTGTTTTTGTTTAAATTTTAAAATCACTTTTTTACACAATGCCAAGGCAGTTGGTGGGGGAGACAAAGAGAATCGCCCCGCCCTCAGATTTTCGAGAGGACGGGGCGACGGGGACGGGGATGGGAGGAGGACTAAAGCTGGAGACCCCTCTGTGACCCTCGGGAGTGGGCCTGGCCATCGCTTTCGGTTTCCCGTTCGATCTGCCGGAGGCGATTGAAGGCCCCTCGGAATTCCAGTTCCTGTTTCCAGCCGCTGGGGCCCGAGCGGTTTTTGGCCGACTTGACGTAGACCACCTTGGATTCAGCCTGTTCCTCCTGGGCGGCCTGTTCCTTGTCCCAGAGCATCCAGACCGCGTTGGCGTCTTCTTCCCAGGCCCCGGACTCCTTCAGGTCGGACAGCTTGGGCTCTCCTTCGGCGCCCTGCCGGTTGAGCTGGATCAGCGGGATGATGCAGATTCGCAGCTCCTGGGCGAGTTTCTTGATGCTCCGGGACAGGTGGGTCCAGCAAGCCGCGTCGTTGACGCCCTTCCCGAGGATCGGCTTGGCGATCAGCAGGACGTGGTCGATCCAGACGGAGGTCGCGCCGTGAACCCGCACCGCATCCCGGATGGCCGCCTCGACCATGGACCAGGACACCCCCGAGGGATGGCACCACGTCGTGATCCGGTCCAGAGTGTCGGCCTGGGCACAGATCGAGGTCACGCTGGAATCCTTCCAGGCGCCGGCCCGGAAGACCTTGTAGCCCTCCAGGGTCTGCCATGCCGCCATGCGGGCGTCGATTTCATCCTCGTCCATTTCGAGCGAGATCAGGAACGGATGGCCTCCCATCTGGGCCGTCCTCCACACCCCCTGGACGGCGAGGGCCGACTTGCCGACGCCAGGCCGGGCCCCGACCGTGATGACGTGGCCGGCGGCAGCCTCCACCGCGTCGTCCATCCGGGGCACCCCGAAGTGGGCCAGCTTTCCGCCCGCCGTCGCACAGCGGAAGGCTTCACCGGAGACGATCCGATCCATCAGGACGGTCCCTCGCCGGATCTTGATGGCCGACGCACCGCTGGAGAGATTCGAGAGCTGGGTGGCCAGGGACGAGATAGCATCCCCGACCGGATCGGCGAAGTCCTGGGCCCGGCGGATTGCCTCGGCGCCCAGCTTGATCAGTTCCCGGCCCCGCCAGAGGTTCGCCAGCCGCTCCACCAGCACCATCGGCCGGGCGACATCCTCGCCGCCCAGGATTTCGATCACACCAGAGAACCCGCCGACCCGCCCAAGGGTTCCCTGGGCCTCCAGCGTTGCCTTGATCGAGAGTGAGTTGATGTCTGCGGCATCGGCATAGAGGGCCTTGATGGCATTGCAGACGGCCTTGTTGACGGGGTGACTGAAATACTCCGGCTGCATCGCCAGGACGGCATGGTGGGCGTCGGCGTTGTCCGAGCCGGGGTCTAGGATTCCGGCCGCCCCCAGGGTTGCGAGGAGGGTCTTTTCGGCTTCGATGTCTTCAGGAACGATGATCGGCATTGATTTTCCTTTCAGGCTGATTCGATGGTGGGCTCAGGGCCCGGAGGTGGAGTGGTGGCTTGCTTCTGGCGGACATGCCAGAGCAAGATCGCGTCTGGCAACCAGTTCGCGCCCTCGCCATTGGATTGGTTCTCCTGCTTGCCGAAGTAGTACTGCGGAGCCTTGGTCTGCTTGGGTTTCCGGGCGAGATACATTTTCCAAGCTTCAACCAGGATGGTTCCGTCGAGTTTGGGGTGATCCTTCAGAATTTGGGTGATGCGCTGGGCCACCTTGCCGGGATCGACCGTGATCAGGCGCCCGTCACGATCCTCCGCCGGGGTGCATTTGGCGACTTCGTTGGTGGCCGTGGAGACCTCCAGGGAGTAGGCAACGAAGGGATCGACGTTGGTTGCCTCGGGCTTGGGCGTCCTCGGCTTCCTGGATCCCTTGCCCTTCCCCTTCGACTCCCCACCCGAACCCGAAGGGGTAGGGGTAGTTATCTCTTTTAGAGTTTGAGTTTGAGTTTGAGAGACGGGCGTGATGTCCCCCATTTCGGGGTAGTTTTCCGCCCCCATTTCGGGGTCGTGTCCACTGTCCGTATCATGGTCATGACCATCCCCCATTTCGGGGTCTGATTCATTTCCGTTTATCCTTGCAACAACTACCTTTCGTTGATATTTGGCGGCCTGTCTTTCGAGCCGTTCTGACCTCCAGCATTTGGCCGAATCATCCCAGGTGAAGAAGGTAGGAAACCACAGAACGTCATGCCTTACTTTGCGAACATCTGTCCTGGATCTCCGGCCGATCTCCACCGGATCTCCGGGCAATCTCCCGCCCATCTCCGAGCAAACTATCCAGTATCTAACTAGCCGACCAAACTGGTCGTCATTCAGAGCGGCGATGTCAACGTCACCCAGAACCTCCCGGCAGTAGAGGGCGAGGAACGGGCCAAGGGCGCGGGTGGACATAAATTAGCCTCGGAAGTATTCATCAGCCGCAGCCATGGCGGCCTCAGCGGAATGGAAATTTTCAGCGTCGAAATATGTGTTTCCATCCGCATCGGGGCCCAGGAACCGCCAGCCGGAGCAATCCTTGGCGAGGTAGACGTTGACCCAGGTATCCGGGCGGATGCGCTTGGTCCAGCCACCCTTTTTGGTTTTGCGCCACACCGGGGCCCCGCCCCTTTCTGGAGCCATGGGCGCCCGAGGGACGGGCGGTGCCTTCGGGGGATAGGACATGCCCGGCCGCGTCAACATCGGGGCGTGAGCGACCGGCCAAGCCCCGCCATGCTGGCAAGCCTCAGCGGCAGACTGGACGATCTGCATCAGGGCGGCACCACGAGGGAGAATGTCCGGGTGGATGGCCTTGGCTAGGAGCTTCATGGCCCCGCTCACTTCCTCGGGGGAGGAATGGGGAGCGAGGCCCAGGATTGCCCACGGGTCCAGCCCGTGAACGGAGATCGAATTTACCGCCATGGCTTCTCCTTGAAGACCAGAAGCACGATCAGACAGAGAGCCAAGAGGGTGGCTGTAGCTCCGGCTAGGTAGATAAAGAATGGGAAGGTCATCCCACGGCCTCCAGGACGCCCTTGTCGGCGTCACATAGGGTTTCGAGGATGACCTGGCACCCGAAGATGACGTCGCGGTCTGGGGCACCGTCCAGGGCCCGGGAAATTGCCTTCAGGGCAGCGGAGAGTTCTTGGTTCATCGGGATACCCCCAAAGAAAGGGGCAGACTCGCGTCGTTCCCGGGAAAGGGAAAGGTTCAGGCCATTCACGATGGCACCTCACTGATAAGCAGGGGACTAACCCTGCTGGATTTTGGGTATTCAGTCCCAGGAACGGCCTTGGGCCGGGAGTTTAGTCCGGGGTCAGTGGGCCCCTGCTGGTATTCCCCTTGCGGGTTTTGTGTTTCCAGCACTCCCGGCATGGATGCCGTCGTGCCGCCTTGCATTTTCTGCTTACGATGGCGACTCACCGCCACTGAGGAGGGACTAGCTCCAGGGTCGAGATTAGGCAGCCTGGAGTAGAATGCAAGAACTTTTTCAGGGGTAGAAATGAGTGATTCAGGAAAGTCCTGGGACTTGGGGCCAATTTTCGAGAAGGCGGTTATCCGGCTGGTTGCGGAGCATGGCCCAGGAGCGGTAATTGAGCTAAGAGACAAGTTGCGGGTGACGTTGGAAAAGGCGGCGAAACGAACCCCTGAAGAAGTAAAAGTCCGGGAGGAGGCATTCCGTTCCAAGTGGGAGAAATACGGGAATGAGAGATCCCAGGCCAAGGAAAGGAAACGCCTTGAGTGGGACGAGCGAAAGACGTTCTGTTGGTTGGGGGAGTCCTTGCCGATGATCAGTGAGGAAGACGACGATGGCGAAATTTTCTGGGCGGTGGTCGAGGTAGAACTAGCCGAGAAGATCCAGTCCATCGGGCGGAGATGGTGGGCCGGAGAGAGGCTCGAATCCTCGCTTGAATCTCTCCTTTTGCGGGAACTGGGGCAGTTCAACCGGAATTGGTGGGCCATGGCAAGGTGGGAATCAATGCTTCGAGTAGAGTTTTTGACAGGGTGGAGGAACCCTGATCTTGACGGCCCATTCGCTTGAAGGTTTTTCAAAATGGGCACCCGTCGACGGGAGGAGGGTTGATGGCGTCCAGGAATGCCTTGGGGTCACCGGCCATGGCCAGGAGGTCATCCAGGCAGATGGACGCGAACAGGTCGGCGATCCGCTCCTGTTCGGCGTCGTTCCGATGCTCCAGATCCTCCGCTATGGCCTTGAACTTGTCGGTCTCGGACCGCTGGTGGTCCAGTTGGATCTGGATCGAGTCCAGGAGGAGGGGCCAGTATTCGGAGTTCCCCTTGGGCGGAGGCGGGCAGGTCTGACCGCGACGGCCCAAGAACGGCAGCTCGTCCAGGAGGGCATCGACCGTTTCTCCGACGATACAGGCGGGCAGGTTGGTGTGGGAGAAAACGACTACCAGCCGGAGGCGGAGGGTGGCTCTATCCATTGGAAATATCCTCAAAGGTCAGGACGATGTAGGGCTTGCCGCCCTTGAGCAGCTTCTCGATGGGGGGAACCTGGAGGTCCAGGTGGGCGTCGTCGTCGTCAAGCACCAGGCCGTGGCCGATCCGTTCACGGGTCCAGACCTGGCCTTTTTTGGCGCCGGTTTTGTAGATCCCGGCGTCGATCTTGGGCGGACGGAGGACATCGACCATGGGTTTACATGCGAAGTACCGGTTTTCCTTGTCCATGAGCCGGAGCCCGTGGATCTGGATGGTCAGTTTCCGCTTCCCGGTCGGCTTAGGGATGTCCTTGAAGCCGTCGGCGGCCCGGAGCTTCCAGAACCATCCCTTCAGAACCTCTCGGTAGGCCCGGAAGTGCATCCGCATGACCACGTTGCCAGAGACGGGGGTAGAGGGCAGGGTGATGATCCAAGACAAAGCAGACCTCGCGTCGGGCCAGCCAGAAACGGGCCCGGGAATGGGTTCAGGAGAGGGTCAGGAAGCCTTGGCGTTGTCCGCCGGCCGAGTCCACCACGCTTGCACTTCAGAGAGGACGTAGAGCTTCCGGCCGCTGCCCCGGTCGATATGGTGCGGCATTCCCATCTGGATCCGGCGATAGACGCAATCCCGGATAACCTTTCGGCCGAGCCAGATGGATAGGCCGTCACAAAGGCCCTTCATGTTGAGCATGGGTTCGATGGACAAGGGCGACTCCTGGGATTGGAGATCCAGAATTCCAGGAGTCGTGTCGTCGGATTCAGTGGCGCATTGCGGTATGCCGGGGGTAACACAAAGCATCTAGCTGACCTTCCTGGAGCGACGGGAGATACGGAGGGCCACGTCGGAGGCGATGATGGGTTTGGTCGTCACCTTGGGGGAGTGCCACCACTCCAAGATTTCGGCCAGGACGAAGGTCGGGAACTTCCGGCCCACCGGGTCCGGGTGCCAGGGCATACCGGCGTCGATGGCCGCGTGAAGGGTGCGGGTGCCGGGAACCCTCGGGAGCCTCCCCTTCAGGGCGGAGCGGAGCTGGCTCATGTTGAGTAGGGCGGGATATTCGATCAGTTCAGCCATGTCATTCCTCGTCTTTCACGGGGCCCAGGTCTTCGATGTCTTCGATGTCTTGGGAATCGGATTCCCAGTCGCCGGGGCGGGCTTCATCCTTAGCCAGCTCTCTGGCTTTTTCTTCGGTCTCGGCTTCCACCTCCACCTCCTGGGACTGGGCCCGGGTGACGATGACGCGCCAGAGGTGGAGTTTCTCATCGGTCGGGATCGGTTCGGCATACACCTTGACGACGCTGACCTTACGAGAGGCAGAGAAGGAGACTACGTCGTAGCCCATCCGCTTGGCGGAGGCGCGGGCCTGGGGCTCGGTCATCGGGAAGATCGCCGTGATGACCTTGCTTTCCTTGCCTGGCGCCGAGAAGGTCCAGGTGGTCATATCAAATTCCATGGGTTCCGGTTTCATGCTGCCTCCGGGAGTTGGTAGATGGCGGCCTGAATCCCCTTGGTGAGCCGCGTTTGGGTGGTCCGCTTGACCAACCCCTGCCGGCGGAGCGACTTGAGTTGGGACTCGACCACGGTAAGGGTTTTCCCGGTCCATCCGGCGATTTCGGAAGCGGTGAGGCCAAGGGCCCCGGACTGCCGGAGAAGCCCGAGGATCTTGACGGAATCAGCGACGAGGTTCACTGGGCGTCCCGCTTGAGCTTCGAGTCCGGGTTGACGCCGGTCGGCTGTTCCTGGGCCGCGCCCTGGGCCTCGGGGCTGGCCAGGGATTGGATGGTCTTGCGGAGGTCGGCGATGGTGGCGACAGCCTCACTCTTGCCGCGCTTGGGGGTCCATCCGTCCGAGAAGGTGGTGTATTCGGTGCTGTATCCGGCGTCCTTGAACGCGGTATAGGCTTCGGCCATGAGCCCGTCGAATTCCTCCATGGCTTCGATGGACCAGCCGAGGTCGTTGGCGACCTTGGGGGCGCGGGCGGTGCGCTGGGGCGGCCGTGACGAGAATGGTTCCCCCTCGATCACGTCGGCCTCGATGATGTCCTCCAGTTCCTCTTTGGACTGGAGACCCATCAGGAGTTCGGGGGCATAGAGCTTGCCAAACATGGATGCAGCCCGATAGCGGAGCATGACCTCGGGCATGGTCCGCCATTTGCTGCCCTTCTTCTGGATCCAGCCCTCGTCCAAGGCGAGCTGCATGGTGATTTCGGGCCCATCCAGGCGGGTTCCGGTGGCCTTCTCGATGGCCCAGGCCCGGCAGGACTGGTGACGGATCACAAGCTTGCCTTCCCGGTCTTCGGGGCGCCGTTTGCCGTTGGCAGCGTCCACCCATTCGACGTATTTGAAGGTCGCTTCCGTTTCATTCCCGGGTTCGGTGATGTCGAACCGGAGGGGGGAGAAGTGGCCGCACTTGTTGATAGAGGCAATGATGAAGATCGAGGACCAGGAGGGGCGCCCCTCGATCACGTTCATGTTCTGCATCACCATGAGAACGTCGGCGCCCATGCGGGTAGCCATGTTCATGGCAACGACGCAGTTGGCGAGGCCGTTGGGGTTCTCGGTGCGTTCCCCGGACTTCTCGACCTTCCACCGCCGGTAGATTTCGGGAACCAGGGTGGAGCTGGCCAGGAGGTTCCCGGCCCGCTGGAGGGCTTCCATTCCCTGGAGAGTGGACATATCCATCTTGACGGTCTCGACGGACTGGGCCGGGCGGGTGGCCAGAGCGGTGGTTTCGGTGGTGGTTTCGGTGGTCATAACTACCTGCCTCCAATGGCGATGTCTTGGTAGATGCGGATCCCGGCGATTTTCGCGTCACCCTTGAGGGTGCGGATGGTGGCGCCGATCAGTTGTTCGTTGGGAAGCATGTATTCCCGGGGGATCAGGGCCTTGTCGATGTATTCAAACTTCCAGGGCCGGTTGATTTTGGTTCCGGCCGCACGAACCTGGGGGATGGCCACGGCCTGGACGCTGGACTCCATGGCCCGCTGGTCCCGGACGGCCGCAACGGTCGTTTCAGCGGCGACCCGGACGGTCTCGGCAGCCTGGACGGTCTCGGCTTGGCGGGCGGCCCGCAGGAACGGGTTGGTCTCGGCCTGGACAGCCTTGGCGGCAGCAAGGGCAGCGTCCTGGGCCCGCTGGAGTTCCTCGGACGCCAGCCGACGGGCCTCGTCCTGCTTCCTGGTTTCCTCGGCGGCAACCCGGCGGGCGGCGGCTTCGGATTCCTGGCGGATCCGGTCCTGCTCCCGGACATGAACCAGCATGGGGGACTCGCAGGAAGCGATGGCGTTCTTGATGTCCGCCTTGGGGCCCCGGAAAAGGTCGTTGACGGCGGAGAGGGTAGCATTCAGCGGAGTCGTGATGGACAGCCGCTTGGCCTCCAGGGCCTTCTCCATGCCCTTCAGGGACACTATGTGGGCAGCGTTCAGCTCATAGTCGGCCTGAGACTTGACGACGGCCAGGAACGGCTTGGAGAGCAGGGGGGCAGCTTCCCGGGCGGCGACTTCGGCCAGGGCCTCGGGAGTGGTGGCGTCGGTGACGACTTTCACCAGCGGGTGGATGTTCGATTCAGCTTCGAGGACTTCGACGGCCGACGATCCCTCATCGAAGGGGAGCGGTTCCTGGTTCATCACGCCTCCTGGGCGAATGGAAGGGGCATCACGCCCCTGGATTGAGAGATGGCTTCCTGGATGTCTCGAAGGAGGGAAGCGTCTTCGGGTTCAAACATTTCCCGAGGATCCAGCACAACGTCTTGTTTCGTCTCGATGGCGTATTTGGCGATCCCTTGATAGGACTTCAGACGTCGCTCGGCCCTTTCGAGTAGCTTCATGGCGTCCCTGTTCTTCACGCATTCACCGCCGGGAGCATCGCGTCAGCGACCATGGCTCGATGGAAGTTGGCACCCAACGGCCAGCACTTGGGGCAGGGGGAGATCATCGCCAAGGCATCCTTGACGCGGGCCCCTTCCTCGCCCTTGATGGCGCCGGGAATGAAGTGTCCACAAGCAAAATCGAGCCCCATCACTCCGTTTTTGATAGCGAAGATAGGCCCGCGAGTGCGACGGGGCAGTTGCGCCTCGACGCTTTCGATCTTAGAATGAAGGGGAGTCGTCATACGAAAGCCTCCAGAAAGCAGGTCCCGATTGCAGTCGGGGCCTTTTTTTGTGGTATTTTGTTGGGTTGTGTAACCCGGTTGGAGTTCATGTATCAAAGGTAAGACGTAACGAGACGATGTGCAAGAAGAAAAAACAAATATTATCAAATTTGAACAGAAGGTGAGACATGGATTGGGAATCGGTCGCAGCAAGGGTGAAACGGCTACGAGCCGTCAAGAACATAACCCAACCGGAATTAGCAAAAGCCATCGGGAAGCACCGGGCGACCGTGGCGCGTTTGGAGGGAGGAGGCCCTGTCTACGGGGGAACCCTTTATGCAATAGCGAGGGCCTTGGACGTTTCGATTGAGGAGTTGACAGGAGAACCGCTTGTCGGACCTCCAATATCCAAGCCAACACAGGCCCCTATCCCTGGATCCGCCCCGGCCACCTTCCCGGACCTGATAGACCTTGTCGTGGCAGCCAGAGAACTTTCAAACTTTATTCTCATATGGGAGAACACGGGCATCTCTGGCCTAACGTTTGGAGACCTTGCAAAGGTCATTGCCCAGGCCCATCGGGTGATGGATACGGTTAAGGCCGTGGAAGCGGAGCTACAGGCACAGTTGGGAGCTGGAACACCTGTTGAGCCTCAGTCTTCGCCTCTTTCGCCAAAGACAAATACGGCAGCAACAGGTTGAAGCACAAAGCCAGGAACGCGAGGACAATCCCGTGGGCGGCGGCTTCTTTGATGCGCGGCCACCACCAGGACAGGCCGGTCTGGGCCCGGCCGGTGTCGGGCGCCAGGTCGTTCATTGACCGGAGGATGCCCAAGGTCTCTTTCAAGTCCCGAATGAGGGGCGGAGGGTCGGCAAGGGGCGCCATTCCAAGGATCCCAAGCAGGAGGGTCCGGTTGCTGGAGACATCGGCCAGCCCTGATTCGATGGTGCCCCGGAGGGCCTCATAGCTCTCGTGGAACCGGTTCGTTTCGTCAATCTCCCGCTCGATCAGATTGATCCGGTTGACGGCCGATTCAACGGTGGTCAGGAGAACCCCGCGCCAGTCCATGCTGGCCTTGTCATGGGCCGAGATGGTCACCAGGTTGTCCTGGAGAATGTTGGCCATGCTGGAGAGGAGATTCTTGACCGTCTCCAAGTCCTTGGTCAGGTTTGCCAGGGCGAGGCGGGCGTCGATCACGTCCTCCCTCAGCTCCCGGTGGTCACGCTCACAGTCCGATCCCACGTCTTGCCTCCGCTTGGGCCCGGAGCCCTGCTGAAAATTGCTCCATGGCCCTTACCGCAGCCTCCAGTCCTACTTCGGAGACACGCGGCATGGCCATGGCGGCGTCGAGCATTGCCGACTGTTCGATGATTCGCATGGTCAACCGTGGGGAGATGACCAGGGGCATTCCGCCTACTTGGGCGGGAAGGAAGGCGCCGGCCGGTAGGCGTCCAGGGCGACCTGGAGCTGGGTCGCGTAACCCACCCAATCGGCCAGGTCCAGGACGTAGGCTTCCGTCACCTGATCCGGGGAACTCTGGGGGTCGAGGGACGCGGTGCGAAGGGAAGGTTGCGTCACGACTGGAGGGGGCGGACACGGGAACACCACCGGGGGTTTGTTGCACCCAACAAGGAGGGAAGCCCCCACGCAGAGCCAGAGGAAGTGTTGCCGCATGATTCACCTTTTGGCCTCGGCCGCGATTCGCTTGGAGGCAGCGATGGCCCAGGCGTTGACCTGGGCGGGATTCTTGGGGGCGGATTTCTGAAGACTGGCGATCAGTTCCTTGGATGCCTTATCCTCGTCGCCGAGAGCCTTGTTCGCGGCGTCCAGGCGGGTCTGGAGGGCCTTGGAGGCGGCGATGTAACCGTCAACCACGGGCTGGAGGACGGCGACCTTGGCGCGGGCGTCGTTGCGCTCGTGGCGTAGGACGGCGATATAGGTCCCGGTGGCCAGAACGACCAGAGTGACCAGGGTGCCGATGATCACGTTGAGGTAAGCCTTGGCTTGGGTCAGGAGGACGTTGAGTGGGAGCATGGTCACCTCGGGTTGGGTTCGGTGGAGCCCTTCATCCCGATGGCGATGCCGTGGGAGGCGGTATTTCCGGCAAGGGCGATGGCCAGGTCTTTGATGTTCATGTTCGGGGCCTTATGGACAAGCTGCCAATACCAGCCGCCGATGATGGCGATGGTGCAGATGACCCAGGAATACTTCCCCAGGTCATGGCTGGTATTGTCCTTCCCCGTCATCAGGTCCCGGACGATCTTCTGGAGTGCCTGGAGGCAGCGGGACGTAATGGTCGTCGGAGTAGGGGCAGGGGAGATAGGGGTCTCGGGGGTCAGGCATGGTTCAGGCGACATCCGGCACGTCCTTGGCACGAACCAGCCAGCCCCGCATGAATTCCTCGTCGTTGGGATTCCTGGCCACGATTTCCTCATACCTGGCCACGGCAGCATCCGAGATAGCCTGGATGAGCTGGTCCGGGTCCTCGGCGTTGATCGCGGTCTCGGTCGCGGGACCATAATGCCCATCGGCCGGGACTCCGACGATGACCTGGATCATTTTCAGCTCCGTCCCGTCCCCGAAGTTGACGCAGAGGTCGAAGCACTTGCTGGCGACCCTCTGATCGTTCACCCCATCGAACCGCCAGTAGCCGGCGCGATAGATCCGCAGCACGTCCTCGTCGGAAATGTTGCGGAGGTCATCCTCAGTCATGATGCCGAATGCCTGAGCCACGGCCAGGGTGATCCCCTTCATGGTCGGGCCGCCACGGTCCTGCCGCCGGTTGCTCCAGCCGCCTTCGTGGTTCAAAAGGAATGGCATTGCCGCTTCAATCGTGGCCATGGGGCCCTCCACCTCCAGCCTTGAGCAAGGCCCGGCCCGGGAGGCGGTCGTCCAACGGGATACCCCGCTGGTATTGCTGGGCGCGTCGCCTTGTGGATAATGTGGAGATCGGGAGATGGCATGAATAAGAAATGGGCAAAGGTCGCGCTTGGGGTTGTGGCCGCACTAACCATATGGTGCATTAGCGTAAATTTTCTTATTACAGAGTTCCATAACGCAAAATCAAAAAAGATACATCAATATTTTTTATCATCTAATGGATCATACGAGTATATTTCTGCAACCCAATACCATCTGACGGTAACGGAGGAAATGAGTCGGGTCTTCAAGGAAGCGGGCAGTTCCTATGTGGAGAAAGAGAAGGAATTCAACAAGGAGATTGATGCTTGGTGGACAGACGCAGACGCCAAAGGAACTCCGGCAGATATTGCGATAAAATATTTGGATAATATTCCTGAAAATTCAATTAAAAATATGAGTGGGGAAAAGGGTGGATTTAGGAAACTGGACCGAGATTTTTAATATAAATACCCACATTTATTGTTTTTTGTTTGGATCATTGTGCATCCATCCCCTGACCGTCCCTCCTGGGTCAAATGCCATCCCAAAGCCAGCCTTGGCTCGGTCTATCCAGCTTCCAGCAGTCAACTGTGATACCCAACCACCAAAATTATCAACGCCCTGACTGAACGTCTTACTTGCTTCGAGTTCCGCTTTAGCTTTTTCGGCCTCCCATTGAAGAAGACCCATAAGCCTCTGTTCACTGGCTCCCGACGTAGCGATCTCTTTGACTTGGCCACCATAGGCCGATAGGTGTTCTGTTTCATTGAGTTCCTGATTGAAGTCGGAGCCAAGGGAGGATCCGTCCTTCTTTTTAGGCTTAAATCCATGCCGAGCCACGGCAAGATAGGAGTCGGCCTGGAGGATGGATTGTCCATCGAGCCCCATGAGGTGTCTCTGGACAATGGGTGGCAACTTTCCCCACGATCCCTGGAGCATTTTTGCCCCAAATGTTCTTTTATACTCTGGGGAATCCATGAGTATCTGGGCCTTTTCGTAGTCAGGCAGACTATCGAGCGCCTTATTGTGGGGGAGGTCATGCCATGCCGCCTTTCCGGCACCGGTAAGGCCAGTTGGGCTAAGGAGCGAGGCCATCTCTGCACCCTGGAAAATGGCGTTATGGTTGTTTCCAGCCGCGTTCATTACCCCAAGCGATTTTGAGCCGCCCAGCGAGTGCTTGTCGAAATCTCCCAACGCTTCCTGCTCTCGGCGCATTCGGTCAAATACGGACCCCGAGACGGCGCCGGAGCGGGTCTGCTCCATCTGCATCAGGGACGAGACGGCCTGGAGAGTGTCGTTCCCCTTGATTCCGATCTTGTT